GCTCTCTAGTAGTTTCAGCAACACCGACTTCTTTGATGTTTGCAGCAGTTGCCTTTTCACCTTTAGCAGTCAATCGCCTTAATTCTGCTAAACGGGTAGTCAGTAAATTCTTAGCACGAGTACGCTCTGGGTCTGCGGGTAAATCCTCAACTCGTGATAATGCGTCTTCCAAAGTAGCAATCTCATTGGCAATCTGAATATCGTTAGGAGTCGATTGTTGACGCTCACGAGCTGCCTGTGCCGTAGAAGCCAATGCAGCCGCCCGTCTTTGTTGTGTTTGAGCCACATCACCTTGTGCTTGACGAGCATATTGAGCCAATGCCATAGCACCTTGTTGGTCGCCCATTTGTGCCAACATCTGAGCGCCTTTTAAGATGGACTCAGGATCAGTCTGGTCTATCTGTTGGGCAATAGTGTTTCTAGCACTAATCATCTTTAGTTGTGGGTCTTCTATGCCCATAGCACCCGCAATGCCACGACCTAGTTGACCAACACTGGCTTGAAGTCCCGCTTGAGCCGCAGCACCAGGCGAGAGTTGAGCCAATGCAATGCCACGATTTAAGTCTTGCCCATATTGTTGGTTTTGATACATTTGTGGAGTCATACCAAACAGACCCGCTACGATATTTTCTGCCATGATGATTCCTTACAAGAATAAACCGAGGTCTTGATTACCATAGGCTAGACCAGTTCCAAAGCCTGATGCACCTAAACCAGTTTGACCAAATGCAGATTGAAGGCCACCACCAAACAATCCACCAATTGCCTGACCAAACTGAGCATTAGGATTACCTGCCGCAATTAGACTTTGAGCGCCAAGGTTTCTAGTTGCATCTGCACTTGTTGCCAAGCCAGCACTCAATCTAGCACCCTCTAAACCTAGTTGTCCAACTCTTGCGCCAGCAGCCGATGATGTTTGACCAAGTTGCGTTCCTAAAGTGAATGGTTGTTGTCCTAAAGTCTCTAAGCCCTGAACTTGACCCATTGCAGTCGTATAAGGAGCATAAGCGGCTTGTTGACCACCATAGTACTGACCCATAGTCTGTGCGCCTTGACCAAGCAATCCCGCACCAAAAGCGACCTGTTGTTGACCAGCCTGTTGAGCTTGTGCCGCCAATTGAGCCTCTTGAGTAGCACGAGCGTTATACAAAGCCTGTAGTTCAGGAGTTGTAGCACCCATAGTGCCACCTTGAGCAACAGAAAGACCACCACGACCTTGTTGTTGTAGTCTGTTTTGCAGATTAGCTAACTCTAGCTCTCTGCCTGGTTGCAATAGAGCCATCTGTTGATTGAGATAGTTCTGTGCGACAGATTCAGGAGATTGAGCCAAGTATTGATTACCAAGACCAAACAATCTTTGAGCGCCTGTTTGCAAAGGAGCAAACTGTTGTTGAGCCGCTTCTGCTTGAGTCAACCCTGCATTAGACAAAGCCATGAACCTGTCTTGTTGAGCTTTGGCTTCAGGACTTAGTGTGTATCCTGCGCTAACCAATTGACCTGTTACTGGATCGACTTGGAATTGTGAAGTACCAAATCGAGTAGTCATGCCAACAGGTCTAAATGCGGCAGCTTGTTTAGCAGCAGCAGTCTCAGCATCAATACGGGCTTGCGCTTGTAAAGCCGCTTCCCTAGATTGTTGCATCTGAAGCAGATTACCTGCTGTTCCTAGTCCACCAGAAAATAGATTACTAAGTCCTGTACCAATATTAGTTAGAGTACCTGTTCCAATACCAGTGCCAGTGCCCGTTCCTGTTCCCATTCCTGTACCTGTACCAGTACCTGTTACTGTACCTGTACCAACTCCAGTTCCTGCACCAGTAATATTTACGCCCGTATTTAAAGCGTTAAGACCCAAGCCTGTTAAGCCTGTTGTGACTCCTGTGTTTAATGCGCCAAGACCGACATTGGCGGCATTTGTCAAACCAGTAACGCCACCTACAGTAGCCGCTGTTCCTGCACCTGTTCCTAGTAATTGAGTGCCTAGATTAGAACCAGTAAGAACACCAGTACCTGTTAAAGCACCAGTTCCTGTAGTACCTAAAAGATTTGTGCCAAGATTAGAACCAGACAATATGCCTGTTCCTGTCAAACCTGCTAAACCTGCTCCTGTACCAAACAATCCTGTACCAAGAGTTGAACCTGACAAAATGCCAGTACCAGTTAATCCTGCACCCGCAGTAATGCCAGCACCTGTACCCGCAGCACCAAGACCCGCAGTTCCCGCAGCATTGATGCCCAATCCAGCCGCACCCGCAGTTAATCCTGTACCTAAACTTGCGCCTAAACCTGCCCCACCTGCGCCATAAGTACCTGCACCAATCGCTAAATCTCCAGCAGTTAGTGCTGTTAATTCTGCGGCTGTTAAACCTGCCGCACCTGCTCCCGCCCCAGCACCCAAACCACCTAACAAACCTGCGGCATCTAGGCCATACATAGCCGCGCCAATAATTAAAGCAGGTTTTACCCAACTTGGGACATCAGAACTAGACGCACCAGTTGTATAGAAAAGAGGATTTCCTTGGGCATCAAACTCAACTCGATAACCTGTGTTTCCTTTGCCAGTAAAAGTACCACCAAAAGCATTTCCAGTTTGACGTTCTGAATAAGTATTAGGAACTTCTTGACCAGTTACTTTATTTCCATAAGTTGTTACAACAGATTCATTACCATTCTCATCAACAACTGTCTTTTGTATCTGACCAAACTGGCTTACATCAGTAATTCCAATGCTAGCTAAAATGTTTGCCATGTCAGCGGCATTAGCTTGTGGCGATCCTTTGCCTTCACCTGTCCACTTATCTGTAGTGCCTTGACCAAGAATCTGCTGAGTAAGGTTTGCAATTATTGATTCAGTTGTTGGAGCAGCAGGAGGAGGCACAGAAGCCGCAACAGTAGTTACTGGAACACCTGTAGCAGTAGCCTCTGAAAAGAGTTTAGGAGCTAAAACTGCTTGTTGTGCAGGAGGAGCAGAAGCCAAGACACTTTGGACAGACTGCATAAATGATGCTTGTTCAGCAGCGTCAACAGAATTTCCAAAGGCGTTTTGCCAATAAGCCAAACCCGCAGCATCAGGCGCACGACCTAAAATCTGGGTATAAAGTTGTTCTACAGTTGTAGCCATGATTGCTCCTTATATTTATGAATTAGTCAAATCAACCCAATCAGGGTTATGAGGCCAATCAATACTTACTCTTGCATCGGAAACAGTCGATGGAAAGTCTCTTAGTGTCTGGCGATATGTTGCCCACTCAGTCTTCTTAGGAATGGTGCAATCAGCAATCTGAGTCCAATCACAAGCAAGCAATAAAGCATTGCGTGTGGCTCTCAGTTGTGCCATTGCAGAATTCTTGGCTGCTTGGATTTCTTCAGCACTCATGTCAGCCACTTGAACGATAGAAACAAACTCACCATCGTCATAGGCAGAGCATGAAACCAACTTCTGAGTGAGGCGGTCATGGGCTTTAAAGGCATTGACCTTCTTGGCATTGTTGGCAGTTAAGAATTCATCACTTGGGCCGTTAGCGTTAAATGATGTATTGCTAAACAGTTCACGATAATCGCCTACTGTAATGGGGCTAGTTAAGATTGCAATTTGCATGATGTTCCTTAATATGGGCCTGTGTCTGAGAGTGCTGATGTTGGAGGTGTAAATGTTCCTGTGTATCGGGCAATACCATTAGTAATTCTTAAGTCATCAATGTAACCATTAAAAAAATAAGCTGCCTCATTGACACTACATCCAATATGTCCATAATTGTCTGGAGCATCTGTTGTATATGTTGCAGAACCAACAGAAACTCCACCTTGATAAAGCGTTAAGGTAGTTCCATTTCTTACTAAAGCAACATGAGTCCATGCGCCAATAGTTAAAGAACTAGATGCAGAAATTAAAAATCCACCATTGTAAAAATTTAATTGTGTAGTTGATGGATAAAACCCAAGATTAAAAATCTCTGATGGGCCTTTATTTAGTAATTGAGCATAAGATGCTTGATTTGCATTTGGATAAACCCACATTTCAATTGTAAAGTTTCCAGTTCCAAAGCCAAGTGCTCCCATTTTAGGAAATTTTAAGAAATCACCAGTACCATCAAACGCAATAGACCCTGTTCCATACTTCTTAACACTTGTAGAAATCTGTGCATTACCACCAGTTTCTAAGTCGTTCATCATGGCGTTGTCAAAGATTGCTGCATTGGTAAAGTTGGTCAGCAAAGATGTATTTGTGATTGCTGTTAATGGTGCAGTTGGAACTGTGTATGTTGTTCCAGAATAAACTGCCGTACCCTTAACAACTCTTAAATTGCTGACATATCCATTAAAGTGTGCATCATAACCAGCACCAAGATTGCCAATTGCTAATTTTGCAGTTGAGTCACGCAAAGTAACTGCTGAAACTTGGGCAACTCTTGTGCCGTTAAAATAAAACTCATTGTTAGAGCCATTTCGTTCTAATGCAAAATGAACCCATTGATTTGGTGCTGGGGCAGCCCCGCTATAAACAAGACTAGCACCACCAGTTGAGTAAACGTAAACTTCCCATGTAGTTGATGAACCAAATCCAACAATATAAGAGGCTTGATTACTTGGTTCATATTTACTGACTACATAACCACTATTTGATGTGGCCCAAAACCAACCTTCAACAGTAAAATCATCACTCCCAAAATCAAGTGCAGCATTGTCAGCAATGCTTAATGAATCCCCACTACCATCAAAGTACCCTGACCCACCAATCACGCTTGTTGAGTAGGCGGTAGAAGTACCAAATGGGTTGAAGCGTTGAACGCTTGGTGTGCCAGCCGCTACAGTAATTGTAAAGTTGTTAGTGCTGTTATCAACAAAACGATTTGATTGACAAGTAAGTAATGATGTTCCGCTAATTGCAGTTAATGGTGTAGTGCTTGGGGTAAAACTACTTGTATAAACAGCAGTATTTGTTACTCTGAAATTTGAAATATAACCGCCAAAATATCGGTCAAGACCAAACCAATTTCCAATTCTGAATGTGCTTGGTGTTGTTACAGTTCCAGAAACAGTTGTAGTGTTTTCAAGCGCACCATCAATAAACAACCGAAGTGTTGAACTAGAACGACTTAATGCAACATGATGCCATTTTCCATCATTTAAACCTGTAGACGTTGATGCAAAATTAGAAACACTACCCATGTAAACTGTAATTTGCCCATTATTTGAACCATTGTTAAGCAGAATAGTCCCGCCATCCGTAAAAGATTCGTCTGAATAAATTGCCGCATACGTTGTTGTTGTTGTTGTGTTAAACCAGCACTCAACAGTAAAGTTTCCTGTGTATGAAATTGCAGATGATGATGTTGATAAATAACTTGAGCCATTAAAAAAATTAGACCAATTAGACCCATAAGGAGAGAAAGAACCTTGGGTTACATTGCCATTTCGGGTAATGGTGAAATTGTTTGTACTGCTGTCTAAGAATGTATTGTTCTGTGCGCCATTAGTTCCATCACCATGCAAAAGCATAGTGACGTAGTTAAACTGACCATCTGGTGCTGCGCCAGAGACTGAATCTGTTTTTGATGCTGCAAACATTTATCAGTCCTTATGGTGTGTAGTTCTGACCAACATTGACACCATACCAGTTAGTGCCATCAGCAAAGAATGAATAAATATCTTGTCTGCTTGCAGTCGCTGTGATTGTGGGGTTTGTACCGCCAGGCCATTTAACAGTTGACCAAGTGACTGTGCGTGAGCCTGTTCCATCTTGCTTTAAGAACATGATGAAAGACTTACCACTTGTTGCCGTTGGCATTGTGATTGTGGCATTGCCTGTCAGGGTAATGATTTGGACTGTGCCGTTGGTCAAAGCAATGGTAATGGCTGTAGAACTATTAGCAGTGAATGGAGTCTCTACATAGTTGGTGACAGTTGGGTTTGTCAGAGTTGGTGATGTACCAAATACTAAAGAACCCGATCCAGTTTCATCTGTTACGGCAGAAACCAAATTGGCACTTGATGGAGTTGCCAAGAACGTGGCTACACCCGTTCCAAGACCTGAGACACCCGTAGATATTGGAAGACCTGTCGCATTAGTTAGTGTTCCTGAAGATGGAGTCCCCAATGCACCGCCAGGAGCTACATAATCTGTACCCGCAGTAGCGGCAGATAATGCCGTTCCATCGCCCTTAAGAACACCCGTTATAGATGTTGATAAGGTAATAGCAGGGGTTGATGTTGCATTAGCTACTGTTCCTGCCAAACCATTAGCTGAAACAACAGAAACGCTTGTAACTGTTCCTGATCCACCGCTAACTGTTGCCCATGATGTATTTGTGCCGTCAGTGGTTAAATACTTACCAGAATTAGTTGCTTGGCTTGGTGCTAGAGCATTAAAGGCAGCAGTAGCAGTAGTTTGTCCTGATCCACCATTAGCAATAGGTAAAGTACCTGTCACACCAGTAGATAAAGGCAAACCAGTTGCGTTAGTCAATGTAGCACTTGTTGGTGTACCTAAAATAGGAGTCACCAAAGTAGGTGATGTAGCGAATACAGCAGAGCCTGTTCCTGTTTCATCAGTCAAAGCACCCAAAAGATTAGCAGAACTAAATGAGCCAAGAGAGGTTGCATTGCCAACAGAAGTAACAGCACCAGTTAGATTGGCGTTAGTAGTAACATTACCTGCTGTCAAACCAGACGCAGTACCTGTGATATTTGTTCCAACCAAAGCGGATGGAGTGCCTAAAGCAGGAGTCACCAAGGTTGGGCTATTGGCAAACACCAAAGCACCTGATCCTGTTTCGTCTGTAACAGCAGAAGCCAAGTTAGCAGATGATGGCGTACCCAAGAATGTAGCTACACCAGTACCCAAACCACTTACACCAGTAGAGATGGGCAATCCTGTGGCATTTGTCAAAGTACCAGAAGCAGGAGTTCCCAATGCGGGAGTTACCAAAGTAGGACTGTTTGACAGAACGACAGAGCCTGTGCCCGTAGAAGAAGTTACACCAGTACCACCATTTGCAACAGGAAGAGTTCCTGTAATGTCAGCAGTAGAAAGGCTTACTGCATCCCAAGAGGCATTAGTTCCATCAGTCTGAAGGTACTTGTTAGCATTGCTTGTTTGGCTTGGCAAAAGGTTATTCAGAGCAGCAGTAGCCGTAGAAGCACCAGTACCACCATCAGCAACCGCTAAATCTGTGATACCAGTAATTGAACCACCAGTAATGTTTGCAGAGGCATTATCTGTTTTAGTCGCAACAGCAGTCTGAATATTGTTAAATTCAGTATCAATCTCAGTACCTTTGACAATCTTTAGAGGATTGCCAGGTGATAAGTTATCTTTAGATGCAAAGTTGGTTGTTTTGGTGTAATTTGACATGGTTTACCTCTTACCCTATTTTGCCATCTTTGGCTTGAATTTCAATCTTTTGTAGAGAAAACGATGTGCCATTTATCGTTGTCTCATATCCTGTTTGGACAATCTTTCCCGCACCAGAAGCATTCGCTGTTAACGTCTTAATTGGCACACCACTTGTGTATTCAGCAATGTTGTATTCAGCAGTTCCATACTCATAACTTGTCTGTGAAGGAATATAGATATTCTCAGCACGATAAGCACCAGAATAATCAAAACCCCAATTGATAGTTAGAAATTGATTAGACCCGCCAATCACAATGGCAGTAAT